CCAACTTCATTTTCAAAATAAGATCTGTTTACCATCCATTTTATAAAATGATGTTCCCATTCCAACAGTACGCCGTCTACGTCTGTTAGTATTATTCTATTTGATTGTGGCATCTTCCATCCCCGCTACTCTGAGTTTAACAATGTTTGTGATTTGCCATTGTTTTTGATCTAACCCTTTGGTGATGCCTAGCCATTGGTTTCTTAATAATGCGAATTCATTAATAATTTTTTCTAAATCTACTACGTCTGCTTCGCCATCGACATATTTGTCAGCATCACGCGAAGTCAGTGCCCTGTTATAATTTTCTAAAAACTTCTTAAAAGTTTTAGATCTTAATCTTCTTTTTTCAATATTTAGGTATTCTAATATTGCTTCAATTTCTTGTAATTGGTTGAATCTTTGTTCAACAACACCAGGCATTGATGCCGATGCTTTTTCTAAATTACCCCAAATAGAACATTCTTTTCGTGCTTGTTGATATTCTGTTTCGAAATGTTTGATACACTCTGGAATGAGTGATATGTCTTTACTTACTTTAGTATACCAATTCGTCATCGTCATATAAATCATCTTCGTCGTCTTCAAATACATTACCAACTGCTTCTTCTAATTTAGGATCGTAATCAGAAGATGCTTTTAATTCTTTGTCCTCAACACCTATATCTCTTAAGGTGCTAATAAAATCTACTGCTCCGTCTAACTTATTTCTTTCTGGTATGTAATGTGAAAACGAATTCCATATACGTTCGATATCTTCGTGTGTCATTTCAGCCATTTAGTCTTCCTTATTTTGCTCAACTGTTTGTTCAGTTGCTGTAGATAATTTATCAAAATCAGACATTAACATATCCAATTTATCTCCAGTCCATGCTTTTCTAAAGTCTAAATGCTCCTTTCCTTTTGAATCAACGTATTTTAATCTGTTTCCTTGCTGTGTTAGTATGCCTTTCTTTTCGAATAAATCCACTAGTCCGCTGTATGGATCCATACCAGTATCGTAAGGTATTTTAACTTGGACACTTTCAAATGGTTTTGCATATCTTGTTTTCATTACTTTACAAGCGGCTCTTATACCTCTAACATCTGATATCTTGTTACCTTTTTCGTCTTCTTTAAGTTTAAGTTTTTTCATTGCAATTACAATCGAACTTGCATAAATGAATCCTTGTCCGCCTGATATTTTGTCATCTGGATCAAACATATCTTGAGATGCATACGTATGATTTGTTGCTACAAGTCCTACATTCCAACTACCAAACATATTCACACAGTTTCTTACAAGTGCAGTAAGGGCCTTTGGCTTTCTACCTAAGTCACCTTTCATTTCACCTTTTTCAAACTGATCAACATCTGTTGGTGTAAGCAACATACCTAAACTGTCTATTACAAACAATACTTTAGGTGCCTCTTCTTTACTATCTGCGTGTTGTTCTTTATAACCTTTCATGAACTCTGATACAGTTTTTGCTACATCATCTATCATCGATAAACTTAATTTTAAAAGTTTATCCTCTGATGTATCTACTTTCAATGCTTGTAACCATTGTTCATCTAATGCATTTTCTGAATCAATTAATATTACAAATATGCCTTGATCTTGTGCATTCTTAATAATGTTGCCTGATGCAATATATGATTTACCTGCACCAGACTCACCGGCAAGTACTGATACTTTGCCTAGGGGAATTCCTTTGTTAAAATCTCCTGATATTAAATAATTTAAAGCATAGTTTCCTGTGCTTATCCAATCTGTAGGATCACTAAATCCTATGCCAAGTCCTTGTATAGACTTTGTTATACTTTTTCTAAACTTTGTTGCGTCAAATACTTTTGTCATGTTGTCCCTTATATTAGCATACTAGACCCTGATCGTCAATTGAAAACCAGGGTCTGGTAATTTTTATTATTGACTTTGTCTGCTTCTGATCAACTTCAATATATCTTCGGCTCTTTTAGCACTGTCTCCATTTGGAGTTGCTGGTGCTGAAGTTTCTGCCGGGGCAGTTGCTGGTGCTTCTGCTGGTTTAACTTCTGGCGTAGATGTATTTGTTGTCTGTACAGGTGCTGGTTGACTCGCTTCTGGAGTAACTGGTTTAGGTGCAGATGTTCCTGCAGGCCTAAAATATTGTCCATACTTCTCAAGATCATAAGCCTCACCATCAACAGATTTTTCAAATAATTCTTTAATTATTTTTACTTCTGCTTCAGTTGGTTCTTTTGGTCTGTAGTCTGACAAGTTGAATAAACCATGCGTATCGATTGCGGCTCTTTCTGCCTCGTCTAATGCACGTTCTCTTCTTGACCATTTTGAAGTTGAGTAATCAGCATAACCACCTTTAGATGTCTTAGTAATTCTAAAGTCTACACCTTTAACTGAATCAGTTGGTAACTCTTCCATCTCTGGATCAAGTAATGCTGATCTAATTATGTTAAAGATTTGTGGACCAATTATGAATCTTCTAATAGGATTCTCAGGTTGGTTTTCTTCGTTAAGGGGATTAGTTGTGACAAAACCTTGGAAAATATAACTTTTCTTTTTCCAATATTTTCTACCCATATCCTCCATGCTCTTATCTTTGAACCATGGTCTAACTTCTGTTAGAACTGGACAAGTTTTTCCATACATTTCCATACACGGTACTTGTACCTGTACTGGTCTAGAATCAGTTTGTCCTTTGATTCCAGCAAAAGGTAATTTAATCATATTCCTTTCAGTCCAGAAAAAAGTATTGTGTTGATCCTTATCTGGTAAGAATCTAACTACTGCTTCTTGTCCTTCTTGTATATTCCAATGTGGATAGATGGCGTTGTCTCCGCCGGATGATGAAGTGGAGCGATTCACTTCTTGAGTTTTTAACTTCGCTCTTATTTCAGCCAATGTAGCCATAATGTAAGCCTCCTTGTGTGCCTATGTTTGTTTTAATGTGCCTAAATTGTATATTAAGCATAATGCATAATATACTACTATATTTATGAATTGTCTACTATTATTATTGGTAAAATACTACTATTTAGAAAGTTGAACTATTCTTGCTAGTTCTTCGTCTGCTCTTGCTGTGTCTTTTTGTACTTTTGCTTTTAGTGACTCAACAATTTTTGCTCTTGATTCATCTAGTGAATCTTCTTTTTTTGGCTCACCTTTCATTTCACCTGATCTCATTTTTGCAAAGTTTTTAGAAAGGAATGCCATTGCCGCTTTCGCATCATGAGATTTGTATACTGAATTTCCGTCTTTGTCTAGAACATCATTTACCATTTTGCCGTTTTCGTCTCTGTACATTGACACGTATGGTTTGATATCTTCAAATGTTATTGACTCACCGTTGAATGCATCTACGTCTAAACCTTTAGGTTTCATTGTTGAGAAATAACCTTCTTGGTCACCGTACATATCTTTAAAAGTATCTGGATCATGATCTGCAATAGTTTTCATAACAAATTCTCTTGGGGCAGTATCTGAATGATAAAGGAATTTTCCTAACTCTTCTAATTTACCTGCATCTAACATATCAGCAGATTTAATAAACATTTCGCTATCCATTGAATCTGTATCTTCTTCGCCTGCTTTTCTAATTATTCTTGACGCTAGTGTTGAACCTTTATCTTCTGTTGCATCTATGTTGTTTACCCAATTTTCAAATGCTTCAGTTTCTTTTGCTTTACCCTGTCTGTCTTTTTTAGGTGCAAATGCCTGTGGATCAACTCTTACCTCGTCAGCATATTTTGGATCTGCTTTCATTTTTTTGTAATCGTCGATATATCTTTTTGCTAACATTACAGCAATTTTTTTATTTTTTAAATAATCTTGATCGTGTTGTGCAAAAGGTGTTCCTTCTTTTTCTATTTCGTCTGCAACTCTTGAAGCAAAGTTTGCCACTCTGTCGTCATCGTTTCCTTTAGACATCATTCTTGCCGCTATGTCTGAAAGTATTGAACCTAACATAGTATTCTTATTATTAAATTTTGTTACAGATAACATTTTATCTGCTGTATCATCTTTTCTTAAAATTAATTTGTTGTCTGGATTTGTTAACCAACTTTGTACTATTGCTCCATGATCAACTGGTGGTTCAACTTTTGCATCTTTATCAGTTGGCTCATCAGTTTTGTATTCTGACATTATGTCGTGTATAAGTGGTAGTGCTTCTTCGACTCTATCATCTAGAGTTTTAAGTGTAAATTTTTCTCTGTAAGTGTTTCTAGTTTCATCATCTAGAACTCTTTCTTCTGCTGTTTTAAAGTTTTTGAAAGTTTCTTCATAATGAGATTGCTTTCCTATGTTTCTAACATACTGTCTTAAATTTTCTAATTTCATTTTAGTTTGCTCAATTATATCACTAGCATTATCATTTAATTGATCTTTGTTAGCCGCATATCTTGAGAATGAATTTAATTTTGCAATATCTTCTGATGTTTGAATTATGTGTTGTCCAAAATCATCATGTGGTCTTCCACCGTTAGCAACGTGTCTCATCATCGCTCTTGCACCTGCTAAATGTGTTAGTGGATATTTGAATCTCTCACCGTCTTCGTTTTCAATGTATAATGATTGTATCTGTCTTGATCTTGCACCTGGCACAGTCTCGTCAACTTTGCCTTTGTGTCT